TAAAGAAGTTTGTACATTTTGGGGTACTGGTGTACGTTGTATTTGTTGTTCTACAATTGTAGGTTTTAATTCATCACGTAAATCTTCCTTAAGTGTTTTGATTTCACGTCGAAGAGCATAATCTATTTCTTCTCTTACAACTTTTCTAATTAATTTTTCGAAAACTGTTGCTTTCATATTAAATAATGTTTGTTAATAAATATAATTAAATTAAACTTTATAACGTCTATATCCTATTGTTTCAAAATTAGCATTATAAATTTTTTCTATAATTTCGGTTTTTTTATTTTGTTCTAACCCATCTATAATTAAACCTAAATTAAGACTACCATCTGAATTAGTAGGTGGATCTGATGGTAAATTACATTGAGTTAAATATCCTAAATATAGTTGTTCTAAAATACTCATAAGTGATCTTATAGTATCTATAATTTTTTGTAAAACTGCAATAGCTGCGTTTATAAGAAGTTCTGGGGCTACTATTATTTTTAAAATATTTGCTATTGCTTTTTCAAAAGATATTGTAGAAGCTTTAAAATTTTCAACTTTTGATTTAGCTTTATCTATTAAATCAGATAATCGTTTTTGAATTCCTCCGTTAGCAGCTAAACCTGATAGAAAATTTAATGCTTTAGGTAATACTTTAACAATTACTTCACATATTATAATTATTGCACCTAAAAGTTTTAAAAGGTCACCTATTTTTCCCATCCATTCTGTGATTTTTTTTATTTTATCTTTTAGAGCTTGTAATTTTTTAATCCCTTCCTCTAATTTGCCTTGAATACCATTTACTTTATTTTTAAAATTATTAAAATTTTTATCTATAGTATTTGCTATTTCAGGACTACAGACATTTGATTTAACTTGTGATGTAATTTCTTCTCGAGTAGGAAGTTGTTCTTGAAGTTTAACAAGATTTTTACTTTTTTCTTCTTTAAGTTTATTTTTTACATCAAAAATAGCTTTATCACTTTGATTTAATAAGTTTCTTATAGCTTCTACCATTATACTATTTTTATACGTTTACTTTTAATTTCTTTTATATCAGTTTTTAATCTTTCAATTTGTTGATGTCTTAAAGCTAACATAGATTCATTGTCAGGATGAGGTTTAGTTTTTCCTTCTTTACCTGCTGTATATGATACTTTATATTTAACATCATTCATTAACCCCTCTATCATATCTAATAATTCTATTAACCATTCTTCAGTTTTATCACCTAATAAAGCTGAATCTATAGGATAGTTTCCATTGTCTTGTAATCCTAAATAAATATTAGGAGCATTTACTATAAATTTATTTTCTCCATTATTTCCAGTATCAAAATGAAAACTGCCATTAGTACTAAATCCTATTGCTTTATTTGAAAATAAAAGAATAGAATCGTCTTTAGCATTAAATAAAATTCTATCGGAATTTATTATTGCTTGTTTACCTTGATATATATTCGGTTGTTCTGGTATATAATTCATTATGATGGTACTAAAGATTGATCTGCAAAAATAATAGGAGTATAAGTACTATCCCCTTTATATATTGTTCTTAATGTTGAATTATTTGTGGCTAATAATTGAGCTCCTCTATTATAATTTGAATTATATGATATATGAATCCAACTGTTCTCTTCTTTTTCAGGAAATTCCCAAATTATTTGATCATATGCTGGAATATTATTTACAGCCCAATTAAATATTTCAGACGTATTCTTACCAAGAACTTGAATGTCTAATGCTTCACCTTTAGTATGTTGTGAATTATCAGCTCCTCCTATTATTTTATTTAAAGTATTACATCTATATCCTGAGGATATAACCATATTACCATATTTTTCATATATTTTATCACCTATATTTCCCATTAAATTTTTAAGATTTTGAATTATAATAGATTTATTAGGATTATTATCTATACCTGGTAAGTTATTAATTTTTTCATTTATAGCAGTATTAGAATAAATTAATTGAGATAAATTAAAATATTTTCCTATTTTTTCTTGAGTATTTACGGGACCTGTTGTAGGGGTTTCTTTATAACTAGTCCCTAATGCTAAACTACTTTCAGGAGTAATTTGCTGATTTTCTGTTCTGTCTTCTATTTCTGTTACTGAAATATTTTCATTATTTTCTATAAATAAATCAAATGGAGAAGGTTCTTCTTCGGTTATAGGAATAGGGGATTCTAAAATTGGATCTTCTACGATAGGAGTTGAGGGTGAAGTAGGTAGAGGTGGTTCTGTCTGTACTATTATATTTAATTGAGGATCAGTTAAGGCCTTATCTAAATTTTCAGGTAATTCTAATTTAGCTTGATATGATTGAAAATTAGTAGATGCTACTCTAAAGTCAGATAATTGTTGATTTGAAGTTAAATATATAGAAGTTGCATCATCATTTAGATCTTCTATTGTAGAAACCCATCCTTTATTATCTAATTTATTTGACTGACCATTTCTAATAACTATAATAGGATCTCCTACATTTCCTATATTACTCCAATTATTATTATTTTCATCTGGTATATTTTCTCCTATATTAGTAGACCCTAATCTTATAGAATTACCAAATCTGCCCTCTATAATATAATCCCCTTCATATGGCAATAAAGGTTTAATATTTAATGCTTCTTGAAAATAATTTCCTAAATTTATATCTGTTCCTTCATCTGTGACTTGTCTTATTATTCCATTTTCAGTTTGTTGGTAATCTTGTTTAGTTGGTGAATTTTTTAATCCTTTAAGAGATGGTAATGCATTATGGTGAGGATGGTTCCAAATATTTAAAGGGGGGAAATAGTATGATGTTGTAGTACCTTCTAAATTATATATTGATTTATCTTGTGATGATAATATTAAAACAATTTCATTTTTTAAAGGATACTGTTTTATATTAGAAAATATAGGTCTTGCAATATTTAATGTATTTATATTCTCTAAAGGAGTATTATTTTTTAAAATAGTATAAAAAATAGTTCCTATAGAATCATACCCTCCATATTTAATAGCTTTAGGATGTGATATATCTAATATAATATCAATAACTCTTACTGCAGTTAATTTTTGATTTTGATTAAAAGAAGTAGATTTATTATTATTGTCTTTAACTATTGTTGACATCTTTTTTTGGTTCTTTTTCTGTTTCTTCTATAATATCTTGTAACTGATTCATTTCTTCTTCAGTTAACATATCTCCACCCCCACTAGTAGCATTACCAGTGGATAAACGTTGTACAATAGCTGCCATTTTTAATAAATGGTCGTCGTTTTTAACACTAATTTCCATATATTCTTTAATTAATGGAACAACAACTGTAGCGTCTCCTAAATTTTGAATGAGAGGTCTTAATTCAGCTATAAGCTGACCAATTTGTTTACCTTTTTTTTTCTGATTAGTGTGAATTTCTTTAAGAAGATCAGAAAATGTTTTATCGTCAAATATTACTTGGCCTAATGGATCCATATTTTTATTTTGTTATAAATATAGATTTTTTAAATTTTTACATATCCCGTTTTATCATATTCATTATATAATTCACGATATTTTTTCTTAAGTACTTTAGTTACTTTAGTTATTACAGGAGTATCTACATTTGTTATTTCACGTATATAAATATAAAGAGCTTTTTTATTAAAAATTTCTAAATTTTCTCTACGTTTAAATAATATATTAACAGCATCACATACTTTTCTATCATTATCTTTTTTAAATAATCTAAACATATGTTTATCGATATATTCAGTAAAATAATCAATAAAATCTTTCATATCTTTTTTACGATCAGGACGTCCAAGTTCATGAATTACTTTATCATCTTCATCTGCTGCCAATACGTCTGTAGTTATTTTTTTCTTTTTATAATTAGTATTATTATAAAGAATAAGATAATTTTTACCTACAATACTAAAATAAGAAAAGGCCTTTGAACCTTTAGTTGGATCGAAATAATGAAGTTTTTCTAAAAGAAAACAAACAACTTCATGTTTTAAATCTTCTAAATCGTCTACTTCTGTGTAGTAGAATTTGAATGTGTGGATAAGGTTTTCAGCTAATTTATAAAATGAATAATTTATACGTTCATTAAATATTTTATTTCGTGTTGCTTCATTATTAGAAGCTAGATATTCACCAATAGCTAATTCAGTGTCGTGGGTAAAGTACATTCTAGTACTTTTTCTACCTCTTTTTTTCTTCTTCGGAGTAGAAGAACCGACATTTGTCGGTTCTTTTTTTTCTGTTTTGCTCATTTATTATCTCATACGAAACTCATTTAAGGCCTCTTGAATTTTTTTAACTTCTTCAAAAAACCACCCAATTTCGTCATCTGCGTAAAATACCCCTTTTTGATCTATTTGTTTTAATCGGGTATCGCAAGCTGCAATTGCGTCGCTTTGTTTATTTATAAAATCCTCCATCGCTTCATTTTTCTTTATAAGATTCCTTATTGCAACAAAAGAAATCGAAATCGATAAAGTTAATAAAATTACTAATATTATTTCCATTTAATCTTCATTAAAGAACGAATCAATAACACCTAATGTAGCTGCTGATAAGTTCGGATTATTAGCTTCATTTACAGCTTTAGAT